AACTAGGTGCAGCGTGATCAAGGTAGTACTGGGTTCTGAAGAGCAAAAGAACCCCAAGGGAAGACTAAAGAGCCTAACCTTGGTTCCTTCTACTCTAAGTGCACTTGGGCCTTCGAGCAATTCGTCATTAACGCAATTAAACGAACTCGGCTGCCTTCTACTAGCGTGTAGTCCACCCCCTGTTCAGCCTTTCGAACTCAGATGCGCCGTGGGGTATCTTTTTGCGCTTTAAGCCTTGAGCGGTGAGGGAAGCTTTCGCTGGACATATCCTTCAAGGCCGAGATTTTGTAATCGAGTCAAAGTATACATTACATCAGCGTAATCTTATAGTTTTTTCATTGACTTTTTCGTCTTTTTTACATCTTTTTTTATAATTAATTTACAAAGCCTGTTTTAGGCTATTATACTACCGCTGTCGGCCCTCCCTCTCTCAGGCTGACCGCCTTCCCTTTAGCGTTCGCTTCTGGGGAGGTGTTTATTATGGAGCGGTAATGAGTATTGATTTTAACCCAGAGTTCACAGTGGCAAACGTCTTAACTATAGTGGTAGCCTTAACCGTTGGATTGTCGGCCTGGAACAGTGTCGAGGGGCAAGTGTCTCAAAATCAAACAGCAATCAATGAAAGTAAGCAGTCAGTGCAAAAAATAACAACTGACCTAGCGGAATTAAAGATAGATGTGGCTTTGTTGAAAAAAGACTCAGAGCACGCATCTGAAATGATGGAAGAAATCAAAGCAAATCAAACGCACATCATCAAACTATTGAGTGAGGGTAAAGGATAGGCAATGAAGCAACATAAAATAATTACTCATGACATTATATCTAACGACATAATTAAAAATGATGTTTCTGGTGGTGTTGATAGATCTACAAACTTTACAATAACTGTAGGAAAAACCTCAAACAATGCTTTTTATGGTTTTTATGTCCAATCCAGAGGATTTGCATTAGGTGATTTTGGCAGTGTTTCACCTACATCAATAAAAGTTCCAAGCGGTAAAACGGTGACAACACCAAATGTAATTAGTGACATAAGCACCGGGGCTATTATAGTGCAAAACTTAGCCGCAGATTTACCTAGTGATTTGTTTAGCTCTATATCAGCAAATGGAGTAACTCTTTTTGTGTCTGACGCAACTTACGTTACTAGCGATCCATCTAAACCATTTTTTAATTTTATTTTATCTGGCAACCTTGATAGAAAATTCTTGGGCGGTGCGCCAAATGAAGCTGGGTTTGATCGGCCAGTGGTAGGAACTAAAGTAGAGGTTGTTATTGCATAATGTACACACTAAATAAAGTAAAAAACTTATCCGAGTCAAATTTATTATCATCTTATAGATCTAATCCATCTTTTTTTGATGAGATTTGTCTTGAAGAGGATAAAGAAAGTAAATTGATCAATTACTTGATAAACGAAAGCGTTTTTATTGACAATTTGCATATATCTATAACTGAAGACGAATCAAGCTCTATTATTGGTTACTTGTCATTATCTACGTGCGGTAAGGAGTCCTTTTTAAGAGCTAACACTTCATCAGTTGAATTTAAAGACTTAATTTCTGATTTGATAGTAATATTAAAACTTGAAGGAATTGAAAGAATAAAAATATTTACTAAAGAGGGTACATCAGTACAGCTAGATTCTGAGGCAAGCTTTGAAAGAACAGATATACTTTTTGCCTTGCAAATAAAAAGCAATCAATCTTACGGCGGGTTAAAAAGCTACCGCTTTGAACTACTTTAATTAACTAACGAGGTAACAATGAGTACATCTTATATAGGCTCAAAAACAGCAGCAGAAAACGGAGCTGAATTTACTTTATCGCCTGGATCTTCAAGAGCGTTTTTTGTTATTCCAGGATTTGGCGGCGGAGAGCATCTTTTGCTTCAAATAAAAAATTCTGGCGGATCGCTTTTTTCCGATGTAGGTATTTTAGCTGAAAACGGACAAAACACTGGAGTCGTTACTGCCCGTGGTGCTGGAGACTCAGTATTTAGGGTTGTAAAATCAGAGACTAGCACAGCTATAGAAGTGTTTTACGATTAATGATTAAACGACAAAAGAAAAGAAAGCTTACCAAGCAGCAGGAAAAGTTTGTTGATCTAATGGCCCGTGGTTATCACGAAGGCCGGGATCCAACAAAGATGACTGTAATGGATGCTTTTAGGTTAGCGGGATATGCGCCTGATAACGGTAACGCCTATCGCTTGTACAAAGACCTAAAAGAAATTATTAAAGAGAAGCGTGATGATCTTGTTGATGAAAATCAAGTTGCCTCGTTAGCTACCAAGATCATTGAAGACATTATGGTAAACCCAGATGTCAGACCAGAAATTCGCCTAAAGGCGGCACAAGACGTTCTGCACAGAACAGGCCACGATAAACCGAAAGAAGTTAATCTTAACCAAACAGTATCTGACCTTTCTGATGCGGAACTTGATGAACAACTATCCGAGCTGATTGAATCATCCACTAATGTCAAACAACTTAAGCAAGGCTGAAAAACAAAAACTCCTTAAGTTAATGCAGGAGAGAGAGGAAAGGCGAAAGTTTAATGCTATCGCCGAATGGAGTCCGTATGGCTGGCAGGAAATCCTTGCAAATGCGACAAAAGAGAACAATCAGTGCCTAGCGATGGCGGGCAACCGGGTAGGAAAGACCTATACTGGCGCTAGAATTACAGCGTGTCACCTAACAGGAAAATACCCTGACTGGTGGACAGGCAAGCGGTTTACCAAGCCAATTAATGCTTGGGCTGCTGGTGCCAGTACGGTTACGACAAGAGACATCCTACAGAAAGAGCTGTTGGGTGATCCTGTCAATTTAGAGTTAAGAGGTTCTGGGTCAATACCTAAAGACTGCATTGTAGATGTAGTTAGGAAGCCTCAGATACCAAACGCAGTAGAAAGTATTGTAGTTAAGTTCCATAATGCTTTTGGCGTACACATAGGTGAGTCGGTACTATCCTTTAAGTCCTATGAAATGGGCGAAGAGAAGTTCATGGGTTCATCATTAGACTGGGTGTGGCTAGACGAGCAACCAGCACAGAATATATATACCCAGTGTTTAACAAGGACATTGGATAAAAGGGGTTACGTTATGATGACGTTTACTCCTGAAAGCGGCATGACTCCTGTTATCAATCAGTTCTTGAAAGACAGGAAGAAAGGCCAGTTTCTAATACAAGCAGGGTGGGACGAAGCGCCGCACCTTGATGAAGATGCAAAAGAGCAGATCCTAGCGCAGTACCTTCCTAACGAAAGGGAAATGCGTACAAAGGGTCAGCCTGTATTTGGTAGAGGCATGGTCTTCCCTTACTCGCTTGAGAAGCTGGTAGTGGAGGACTTTGACATACCTGATTCTTGGCTTAGAATATGCGGCATTGACTTTGGATTTGATCACCCTACAGCGATTGTATGGGGTGCGATTAACCCAGAGAACGGTTGCTTTTATATAGTTGACGAATACAGAGAATCTCGTCAGACCGCAGTCGAACACGCCATAGCAATAAGGGCTAGACCGAACCAACCGCCTATAGCCTGGCCGCACGATGGTAACAGGACGTTTGATGGCGGCGACTCAATGGCGCAGCAGTACAGGCAGGAAGGAGTTAACTTTCTACCAGAACACTTTACAAATCCCCCTGACATATCGCAAACTAAGGGAGATATAAAGATTTCTGCTGGTATTACTGCGTTAACTAGAGCAATGCAGAAAGGATTATTTAAAGTATTTCAGAGTTGCCACTTCTGGCAGCAGGAATACGGGACTTATCATTTTGGTGATAACGGTAAGATAGTAGATAAAGAAGACGATTTAATGTCTGCCACACGATACGCATTCCAGAGTCAAAGGTTTGCACAGGCATCTGAGTCAAACAAGAAAAGGCGACCTTGGGAAACCGAGGAAACTAACAACTACAACTGGGTCACATAATGGCAGTTTCCAACAAAGACTTATTAACCGCAATTAACTCATACGAAGACAATGTATCTGACCACATGGACAGCGATGCAGCGCAAACTCGCGCTGATCTTATTGATTACTATCTTGGTGAGCGATACGGGAATGAACGTGACGGCTACTCGAAAATCGTTACCAGAGAAGTCTATCAGACTGTTGAGAATATCAAAGCCGATGTTGCCGAGCTTTTCATTGCAGACGATGAGACTGTTAGATTCGAGCCAGAAGGACCAGAAGATATAGAGGGCGCACAACAAGCAACCGATTATGTTCGATATGTGTTCTATCGTCAGAACGATGGCTTTAGCGCAATCTTAGATTCACTAATGGATGGACTTCTTCAGCGTCAAGGCGTTATTAAGCGCTGGCGCCACATGGAAGACATGGTAACTAATCATAGCTTTGAAGAAGTTTCAGAAGCTGCATTTGCTATTTTGATGGCAGATCCAGAAGTAGAAATCACTGAGTTTGAAGAAGCAATTGATGAGCTTACACAATTAAGCGTTTACAGCGGCAAGTTGTTAAGAACTAAGACTCAAAGCGAAACAAAAATAGAAGTAATACCGCCTGAAGAGTTTGCTATAGATCGAAGCGCAGTTAGCGTCGAAGAAGCCAAGTATGTAAGACAAAGAAAGTTAGTTTCTAAAAGCGACCTCCTGCAAATGGGATTTGATGCAGATAAGGTTGAAAAAGCAGCGACATCTTCTGGATATAACGAATATGACTCTCCTGAAAAAATTGCTAGGGATTTTGACGGCGATAACTATTATGATGATGATGACAACAATATTAGTCCTGTTTACGATTTGCACGAAATTTATATGCGGTATGATCGTGATGAAGACGACTATGACGAGCTTGTTAAAATCTGCAAAGTAGGCAATGTTGTCCTTAATGTAGAAGAAGTAGACGAGATACCTTTTGTTATATGGACTCCTATCCGTATTCCACACAGATTAACAGGTCTTTGCCCTGCTGATGCAGCGGCTCCACTCCAAAAAGTTAAGAGTACACTTTGGCGTAACCAGTTAGATAACCAGTACAACCTTAACAATGGCCGTCCTGTTATCGTAGAAGGCCAGGTAGACCTAGACTCAGTAATGAGCAGCAAGCCCGGTGCACCTTACATCGTTAAGCATCCTAATGCTATCTCATTCCCTCAACAACCTTCATTTGGTCAGCATACTTACAACATGATGGGTATTGCAGACCAGATGTTAGAGCAGAATGTAGGCGCTACTGATAACTCTATTAGCCCTGACATCTTGCATGGCAACACAGCGGCGGGTGCAGTTAGCCAGGTTCTATCTAAGCGGCAAGCTAGAGTTCGTTTGATAGCGAGAGAGTTTGGTGAATTTTTACGCAAGGTCTTTATGGGCATCTACGAGCTAGAGATAGCTTATTCAGATGACAAGTCTATATTCCGGCTAGACAACAAGTTCGTAGAGGTAGACCCAAGACACTGGCACGCAAGAAAAGACGTTACAGTTCTTGTTGGTTTAGGTAATGGATCTAAGACTGAGCAGTTATTCCATATGCAACAAACTATGGCCGCACAACAAGCTATGCTTAGTGTTGGTGGTATGGGAATTACTGTTACGCCACAGCAGATTGTACAGTTGCAAGAAGATATGGTAAGACTGTATGATAAGAGCGCACACGGTAGGTACTTCACAGAGCCACCTGCTGAGTTTACAGGGCAACCTGAACCACAGCCACCATCAGCGCAAGAACAAGCGTTAATGGCGCAGGTAGAGATAGAGAGAGCCAAGCTTGAGCTAGATAGGCAAGAACTGGCTCTTAAAGAGCAACAATTCATGCTTAAAGTACGAGAGCATGAAGATGAGAACGAATTTAAGTTAGCGGAACTTAACTTGGAGGCACGCAGTGAGAGAGCAGTCAAGATTGGTAACTAGTCTTGTTAGTGAGAGCGCAAATAACGACACTAAGTTAAAAGTAGCAAACGGAGCCGCAAGGCTTATTGAGGATGGCGCAGTACAGTTTATCTTTCAAGAAATGGAAGATAATCTATACAGGGCTTTTTCTGGAGTGCAGACACCCGAATTAGGTGAAGCTCTTTGGAGAGAGGTTAAGGTAGTTAAGGCTTTAAAAGAGAACTTGGAGTGGTATGCAAACCAACGAGAAACACTCGGAAAACAAGTCCGAGGAAGATAAAGAATATTACATCGTATCTGATGATTTAATTAACTGGATGCGAGGAGTAGCGTACACAAAGTTGTCGTTACAAGAGGTAGATGGGTTTACTGATCAGTTGTTCAATGCACCAACTCTTCAGCAATACCTAGAACTGCAAGAAAGCAAAAAACCAAAAATTATCACTTAACAAAGGATAACGGCAAGACCGACCCTTAAAGGATATTAAAATGAGCGAGAAACTTGAGAACACCCCTTTGGAATTCTCTACTATAGACCCCATGACAGAAGCTGCTGGACTTGAGGCAGTATTGGGCATGATTAACCCTAAAGAAGATTTAGGACAAGTTGAAAATGATTCTGTACCTGAAGCTGAGTTAGAAGAATTTGAGGAAGAGTATTCCGAAGAAGAATTTGATGACGAAGTGGAAGAAACACTCGATCAAACTGAAGACGATGAGTTGGAAGAAAGTGATGAGCCAGAAATGTCTGGTGACATCGAGCTTGACGACAGCGAATACGATTATTTAGTTTCTGCCAAAGAGTTCTTGAATGAGAACGGTCTTGATGATATTGAAAAGATCAAGAGTGGCATATTGATGCAGGGTGATTACACTCGTAAGACTCAGGCGTTATCTGACGAGCGCAAATCTTTTGAGACGGAGCGAAACACATCTCTCGAAGAAACAGCAAGGCTGTTAGAGGTGGCTCAAGCAATGGTATACGGTCAGCGGCCAACCCATACAACTCAAGAGCTTTTAGCGTTAAAAGAGTCAGATCCCTATGCTTATGAACAAGCTTTAGAAGCAAAGGTTCTTTACGAACAAAAGGAATCTGAAATAAACGGTATAGCTAGTAAAGTATCAGAGCAATACCAAGCACAACTAGCAGAGCATTCACAGGCTCAATCAGCACAGCAGGCAGAATTGTTAATTCAATTAGAGCCTGGTTTCGCAGATCAAAACACTGCGACTCAGAAAGTAAATGTGATGACTGAGTATTTTAAGAGTATTGGGGGTAACCCTGAGATGCTTAATACTGTAAATGACGCTATTGTGTTAAAGGTGTTACACGATGCTGCAATGGCTAGTCAATCGCAGAAACAGGTTGCTGAAAGTAAAGCTCCTAAGAAGAAGACTTCTAAAACTGTTATAAGGAAAGGAACGTCAAAGGGTCGTGCGGAAAAACAGGCTGCGGCAAAGAAAGCTAGATTTAAAAAGGCTATAAGGTCTGATGGATCTTTAGACAAGCAATCTGCCGTAGATTTAATTTTTGACTCTTTTAAATAGGTAAATAATCATGGCTACACTAGCAGGTAACAGTGCGTACGCTTTAGAATCTGTCGCTACAGGATCTAACATTCGCGAAGACTTAGGTAATGTTATTTATAATGTTACTCCTTACAAAACTCCATTCTCGTCTGGTATTGCAAAAACTCGTGCAACCAACGACAACCACGAATGGTTAACCGACACTTTGGCTGACACTTCTCCAAGCTTTAAAGTTGAAGCAGATACTATTGGCGCTTCATCAACTGATGCTCGAACTCGTAAAGGCAACTTTGTTGCTATCTTACAAGAAACTGCAACAGTTTCTAAGAAAGCTGAAATGTTTGATCGTGCTGGTATTCCAGGAAAAGAAATGGCATATCAGTTGCTGAAGAAAGGTAAAGAGCTTCAGATGACTATGGAAAAAGCTTTGCTTTTAGCTGACAACGTAAAAGTTGCTCCAACTAACAGCACTGCTGGCGAACCTGCCCCAGTTGCATCTTGGATCTTCACTAACCAAAGCAAAGCATCAAACGGTACTGACAACAGTGCATCTACAGGCTTAACTAAGCCAACATTAGGTGACAACCGAACATTTACTGAAGCCTTTTTAACAACTGTCTTAGACGGTGTTTGGAACGGTTCTGGTGACTTTTCTAATGTCTCTATTATGGCTGACGCTGCTCGTGTAACTTCTATTCGATCAGTTGTAAATGGCATGGCAGGAGCTGAAGGTATGACTACTGATGTCTCTGCTGGTGAAATCTACAACCGAATTGCAATTTACCAGTCTCAGTTTGGTCCTGTAAAAGTAGTTCCTAACAAGCATATGCCTGCAAACCAAATCTATGTTTTGGATATGTCTTCTTGGGGTGTTGCATTTGGTGGTGGTAAAACTATCCACACTACTGAATTGTCAACTTCTACTTCTGCTGAGAAGCAACTTCTTGAGACTTACTTTACTCTTGAAGCTCGATCTGAAGAAGCAAACGGTGCGGTTTACTCTATTTCTTAATAGGGTTAATAAAGGACGGGGAGCTTCGGCTCCCTTTTCCTGTAACTAGGAAGTTATTATGAAAATGAAAACACCAAGTCGTCAAACTAAAAAGAAAAATAAAAGCACTAAAGCTCTTCCCAAGCGTGGAGGACGCGCAGCTACTAATAAAAAGAAAAGGGGATATTAATGAAAGGTGTTAAGCATTATAAAAGAGATGGCACAGAGCATAAAGGAACATCGCATAAAATGTCTGATGGAACATTGCACAGCAATAAAAGCCATACTAAAACTAGCGTAAAGTTATTCCATTTTAAAGATTTGTCAGCTAAAGCTAAGAAAAAAACAAGGAAATAAAGATGCCGGCTAAAAAAGGTTTATACGCAAACATTAATGCTAAGCGCAAAAGAATTAAAGCAGGTAGCGGTGAGAAGATGAGAAAGCCTGGTACTAAAGGCGCACCGACTGCAAAAGCATTTAAGCAATCAAAGAAAACAGCTAAGAAAAAGTAATGGCCAAAGTTAGGATAAAACGTAAGACAGACCCTAGACTTGCAAGAGCCGGGGTGTCTGGTTACAACAAGCCTAAAAGAACACCTAATCATCCTACTAAGTCACACATTGTAGTGGCAAGGTCAGGCGGTCAGATCAAGACAATACGTTTTGGTCAGCAAGGAGCAAAGACTGCTGGTAAGCCTAAGAAGGGTGAGTCAGAAGCAATGAGAAAGAAACGAGCGTCATTTAAGGCTCGTCACCGTAAGAATATAGCCAGAGGCCCTATGTCAGCGGCTTACTGGGCTAACAAAGTTAAATGGTAGGAGAGAGAAATGAGTGAGCAAAAGTTTACAAACTGGCATGGAAACATGAAGGAAGAGTGGACTGTTGAAAACGATGGCAGACTAAGGTTAGATCAAACTCACGACATAACACAACTTCTTGAAGATAACAAGAATGCCAGAAACTCTGTAAGCAGTTGGAAAAAATACGATCCAAAGAAAGAGTTTCATCAGGTTTTAGATTTATCAATGACTGATGTTATGAGAATAAAGAAAGAGCATGGCGTAGATATTTTAGCGCAAAATGTGGACTGGAAATACGTCTTTAAACTTATCCAGACACATTATCCATATATGAAAACCACAACAGCGAGACTGTAATGGCATTAGTAACAGACAGTGATTTACAAGCAGCTATAGCGGACTGGTTAAACAGATCAGACTTAACCTCTGTTATTCCTGACTTCCAAACATTAGCGCAGTTAAGAATCAACCGTAAGCTATCTATTGTAGAACAAGAAGTCGTATCTACAATTACACCAACAGCACAAGCTACAGTTCTTCCTACTGGGATTACAGCTATGATTAGCGTAACCGATTCTAAAGGCAACGCACTAGAGCCTGTATCGATGCAGGAGATGTTTAACTACTCTGATGAGGGTGGCAGTGTAGCTCGTTATGCAATCGCAGGAAACGACATCTACCTAGCTCCTACTCCAACAAGCGAAAGCACAGAAGTTTATACCCTTGTATTTCGTAAGGATATGAATCTAGGTAATTACGAATCACTTAACTACGCAATCTTACAAGACATTTATTTAAACGCATCTCTAATGGAGGCTTACGTCTACCTTAAAGATGACTCAAGAGTTGCCTACTTTAAAAACATGGTTGATGAAGGCGTTATGGACGTACAAGCACAGAGATCAAAGCAAGGCGTAGGTCGTTCACGAATTAAAGACGAAAGTATAGCTGTTAACGGAGGACCACTGGCGTGAGTTCGCAAATAATTGAAACAAACCCAACATCAGGCTCGGCTACAACCTCTAGCGTTAGAGACAACTTTGGATTTGCAAAAACAGAAATTAACGAACACTACAGAATGTCTAAAGGTATGCAGACTACTGGCGGTAGTGCTACAGCTTATACAGCTACTTTTTCTCCAGCAGTAGTTTTAGCAACAGGAGTAAGAGTCACAGTAAAGTTTAACGCTGCTAATACTGGCGCAGATCCTACTATTACAGTAGATGGATCAAACGCTAAAGTAATTAAAAGAGCAGATGGTGATGCTTTGGTTGCTGGAGAAATTGGTCTCAATCAAATAGGCGACTTAATTTACGATGGTACTAATTTTAGGCTTTTAAGCGGTACTGATGTACCTACATTGGTGAAACTTATGTTAGGCGCTATGTACCCAATAGGTCATATTTTGACAACTGTAAAATCAGGTAATCCTGGTTCAGCAGATTACTTCTTTACAGGTGTTACTTTTGGAACTTGGGCCGCTTACGGTGCAGGCAAAACAATGTTTGGTATAGATTCATCCGATACAGATTTTGATACAGCAGAAGAAACTGGTGGTGCTAAAACAGCTACATTGAGTCAAGATAATATGAAGCACAACCATCAGTGGATGGAAGGTAGCAACAGCGGTAGCGGAGATCGTGCGTTTGACATAGAGGACACTGGAGCCGCTGGTTCTGGCACTGCAACTTTTAGCGCAACTGCTGCTGAACAAGATATACCTAATCAATCTCGTTTTGATGGTGTTGATGCCTACACTGCCCTTAACAGAGCAGTAACAGGGAGCGACCCAACTGCTTTCAGTATTGTCAACCCATACATTGTAACTAGGTTTTGGAAGCGAACTGCCTAATGCCATTTGAGACTGATAAAAGTAACGGCTTTAAATTTGATGCGACAGAGCTATTAAAGACTGGCGTATACCCTGAAGCCTTTGATCGCAGAATACCTTTCTGGGAGACTGTAGACGGTGTTCAATACACCGAGTTTGGTATGCGTAGGAAAGCAGGCCGAGATCAGAAGCATGACTTTAGCACAGGCTCTCATACCACTACTAAGCCTATTCGTGGCATAGCGACTACATCAGAGTTTGACGACAAAGTAGCCTACATCGGCGCATTAGATAAGATATTTTCATATCGACTTTCAAGCTCAGCAGTTGACACAGTAGGCACAGGGTATAATCTATTAGAAAACGCTGGCGCAACGACTTGGGATTCCAGCTCAACTACTTGGGATTCTGGAGCAACAGTTTGGGACGAAGGCATTAACGAAGCAGAACAATGGTCATTTGAAACCTTTGGTTCGTTTGTAGTAGGCGCTAATGGAAGCAATAAACCTGTTATCAAAAAGAACAACGTCAACTTTAATACATTTCACGATGACCAGGTTAGTGGAGCAACAATTCATACTGCTGGATCTGGTTATGCAGTAAATGATACGTTAAATCAAAGCGCAACAACAGGCTCTGGGTCTGGCTTGACTTGCACAGTAACAGAGGTTAGTGGTGGTGGAATAGTAGCTGTAGAGATAACAGTTTTTGGCTCTTCCTATGCTTCAGGCGAAGTTATTACCCTAGGTAATGTATCTAGTAGTGGTAGTGGAGGAAAAATTCAAGTTACAGTGCCTGACATATCCTACGACAAAGTAAAAATATTTAAGCGTCAAGGCCCGCATATGCTTGCATTTAACTATCAAGAAGGCGGTATAGATTTTCCTACTACTTTTTCTTGGTGTAGTGCAGACGACCTAGACGATTGGGATGGCAGTGCAACTAATACAGCAGGTAATCTTCAAATACGAGAAGCTACTGGTGAGATACGATGCGTAGCTCAGCTAGGCAACAACTTAGCGGTTTACACACAAAACCAGATGTTTGTTGTTTCATACATTGGCCTTCCTAACATATTTGGTTACAAACCTGCGTTAGATGGCGTTGTAGGCGCTGTATCACCACACTCTGTTGTTGCTGTAGGAAGAATGAACTACGGTTTATCAAGAGATGGATTCTTTGTAACTGACGGCGCATCTTCTAAGATGATTGGGCGTGACTCAGGAATGAATAGATTTTTTAGGGAGAACGCATCATTTACCGAGCTAGGTCAAGTGTTTGCTTTTGACAACTCAAAAGAAAATGAAGTTGTTTGGGGCGTGCCCTTAAATTCTGCGAAGATCACAAAAGAGATTTACTACAACTACAAAACAAACCAGTGGGGAATGCGGGATTCAAACATATCTGCATACCACGACAGAGGCATATTTAACGAGCCTTTGTCTGCTAATACAAGTAAGTTCTACTTTGAAGGCACAATTCCAACACTAGCTGATCCAGCGGTATCGGCGGTAACAAAAGCGCACGACTTAAATAATGCAGATAGAATTAAAGAGATTACTGCATTGCGTGTAGGTAAAACAGGTGCAGGAACACCAACAATTAGTATTGGATTTACAGATACAATAAATGCAATTCCTACTTTTAGCGATAATTTTACTATAGCTGAAGAGGCTACATTTAAAAGCTTTCCCGTAAGAACTGCTGGACGATACATACATATAAAAGTAGAAAGTAACGGCACTAATGACGACTGGGAATTAACTGACATGGTTATACAGGGTCGATTTGAGGGCGAAAGATAGATGGCTAATCTGCCAGAAGAGTATGACCGGGTAGCACTTGAGGAAGAGCTAAGGGATCTTCAACAAAAGATAGACGACATGAAGACTCTTTTACGGTTTATTCCTTTAGCAAATCCGCCTGTAGTGACAAATAGAGACAAAGGATTAGTTGCTTACAGCGATGGAACTGTTACATGGGTTGGATCAGGTTCAGAAGGACTGTATAGATATACAGGTAGTGCATGGGTTAAGATAGGTTAAATTAAGAGGAGAGAGGAGATGGATCCAGTCATATCGGATATTAGAAGAGAGTGGACTTGGGTTAAGTACGGCGTTGAGGAGATTATACACAAGTACCCTTGGTTGACGTATAGAGCAGAAGATATATATGCAGCTTGTGTTAACGGACAGGCGATACTCTATACAACCAGTGAGGCATTTGCAGTTTGTACTGTCGAGGTGCATCCTATAACAGCAGAGCAATCCTTCCTAGTGTGGGCTTGTTGGGCAAATGGGAAGGGAAAGAATTTGAATATTATCAAGAATCACTTTGATTTTATTCGTAGAGAGGCAGAAAGATTAGGGTGTGACCGAGTATCGGCCAAGACACCTAATAAAGGGTTAGAAAGAGTTTACACAAGAAGCGGCTGGAGATGTGACATGAGAGACTTCAGCATTGACATAGAAGACACAAAAGAGGTTTAAAATGGGCGGCGGATCAGCACCATCAGATACAACTCAAACTACTAGACCATTTCCAGCACAGGAAAGGGCGTTAACTCGTTTATTTGGCCTATCTCAAGGCGCATTTGATCAGGGTCCAATGCAGTTCTTTCCTGGTCAAACGGTTGCGGCACAGTCACCTAACACTATTGCGGCACAGCAAGCAGCATTAGGTGCGGCGGCTCCTCAAGCTGGCTTAGGTATGGCAGGTGCAAGATCAGTTGCTGCGGCACTTGATCCCATGTCTGCTCAGTCTCAGGCAGTGATGGATCCTTTTATTTCTAAGCTACAAGGTCAGATATTACCCGGAATAGGCAGTCAAGCTATCCGTCAGGGTGCATTTGGTGGTAGTCGTCAAGCCTTACAAGAACAACAAGCTGCTGAGGCGACCGCAGGAGCCGCTACACAAGCGATGCTAAGAAACCAACTAGCTGCAATGTCTGCTCTCCCAACGGCTCAGAGAGGCCTTCTAGCGCCTTCTCAGACCCTATCAGCGGTAGGTGCACAGCAACAAGGCTATGAGCAATCACTTATTGATGCAGCAAGACAGCGTTTTGCCTTTGAGCAACAAGCTCCAGAGACAGCACTTGATCGCTTAGCAAGCCGAGTTACTGGTGTTAACTTAGGTCAAATTGGCACTACTAGCGGTGGTGGCGGCGGTGGATCAGACCTTGCCTCACTAGCAGGTCTTGGTTTAGCTGGTTACGGATTGTTTAATCAAGGTCAGCAGAGGTAGATTATGGGCGGTGGAAGCAGCAAATCAAAATCAGCACCATTTGCTAAGGAGATGACTCAGAAAGAAATTGATGAGGCGATGGAAAAGCTGTTTGGCAAAGGCACAAAGAAAAGCAGAGCCGAGGCGGCATTGCCCAGTATTTTAGCAAGTATAGAGCAGCAACGTATGGCTCAGTTACAAAACGTACCCAGCATAGAGGGGATAATAGGTCAGTTGATGCAACAAAACCCTACTGTTAGCTCTTCTGCAATGCCTCAAATGGGCATTCTTGGGACTCTATCTGATTTAGGGTTGCAACAATTATCACAAGATAGGGGTGTATCGTAATGGGTGGAGCCAGAAAAACAGACATGAGTCCTGAGAGTCTTTTTAAAGATGCGGGAATAAGTCAAGCAGATCAAGATTTTTTAAACCAAGAAAGAAATGCTGAGACAAGAGCTGAAATTTTAGCAAATCTAACAAAAGGCGGGATTAACTCTCCTAGAGGGCTTTTAAGGGCGACACTTGGAAACAAGGCGCTTCTTCCTAGCATAGAACAGGCAATTAACACAGCCAGAGGCGTTAATTATTTTGGCGATGCAAGACAAAGCCTTATGAGTGCGCCTGAAATACAAAGCATGATCGCCCAACAACAAGCATCTACCCTTCAAGGCGTTCCTGCATTAGGCGTTTTACCTATGATGCAAGGTGGTTTTGGTCAAGCACAAGGCGGATTTGGTCAGCCTCAAGGTGGTGGTAGCTTATTTAACAGCCTAGCAACACAAGGCATGGGTCAGATAGCATCTGGTCAAACAATGAACCCAACATTATTTAAGGCGAAGGTGTAAGATGGCAGGTGCAGCATTAGCAGCAATACCAGGAATCATTTCATCAGTAGGTGCGGCGGCTGTAGCCAATCCTGCGATAACAGGTGCTTTGTTGGGTGGACTGACAAACAGAGACGACCCACTAAAGGGTGCTGTATTAGGCGGCCTTACTGGTGGCTTGACTGGCGGACTAACTAATACTCCACCAGCAGCAGTTCCTGTTCTTGAAAAGGGTGCTACTACAGCAGCTATAAACGCTGGCACAGCAGCAAGTACAGCAGCTCCAGCTTTA